TCTGAGATTATAAGTTTAACAATATCAATAGGTATTATATCCTATGTAATGCTTTCGAATGAGAAGGCTTCTCCTGAAAATAAAAAGAGTAATTTTCAAATATGTTCTATTTTTGGAGTATGTTTTATAGTGATTTACATGTTAGTAAAACTTATTTATGATAATAATGACACAAGACAAATTCATAATAACATTAAAATGGGTGAACCACCATTCTAATAACCGTTTTGATAAGTGCTATTATTATATTTATTATATTAACCATTTAAAATGAAATTGGAATTGAAGAAATTTGACATTACAACTATATCTGATGATAAAGTTGTAGTTATGATAGGTAAAAGAAACACAGGAAAATCATTTTTAATTCAAGATTTGTTATTTTATAACAATTCTTTTCAAGTAGGTACAGTTATTTCTGGAACAGAAGCAGCGAATGGATTTTATGGGAAGATGATTCCAAAAATGTTTATTCATAACGAATACAAAAAATCAATAATTGATAATGTTGTAAAACGACAAAATCATGTTATAAACAACAAAAATGAAGAAGATGTTAAATATGGTATTTCCAAAATTGATCCTAGGGCGTTCTTAATTCTAGACGATTGTTTGTACGATTCAAGTTGGACAAAGGAAACTAATATTAGGGCTCTATTTATGAATGGTAGGCATCTTAAAATGTTCTTTATTATTTCAATGCAGTATCCATTAGGGATACCACCAAATTTAAGAACAAATATTGATTATATATTTATTTTGAGAGAAAATATAGTAGCAAATCGTAAAAGAATATATGATAATTACGCTGGGATGTTTCAAAACTTTGAAATATTTTGTCAAGTTATGGATCAGTGTACGGAAAATTTTGAATGTCTTGTTATAGATAACACAACCAAAAGTAACCGATTGGAAGATAATGTCTTTTGGTACAAAGCAACAGAACATCCATCTTTTAAAATATGTAATCAACAATTTTGGGAAATGTCCAAGAATATGAAGAGTGATGATAACGAAATTAATTATCATCCTTCGCATTTCAAAAAAAAAAATAGTGTGACTTTGAAAGTAAAACAAGCAGGTAAGAATACTTGAAATTAAAAAATATTTATTCCACTCTTCCAGCACCTCTTGAGTCATGTTTTTCAGTAAATATGTTTTCGTAAGCGGGTGTTGTTTGTTTATGATACAACATGTCATCATACATAGATCTAGGAAACAACTTATATTCTATGATTTTTTCTTTTTTTAATTTACTTATTTCTTCTCTGTATATACCATCAACTATCATAATGATGCCAATAAATAAAAGTATAAATAGAATGCTAAACATTTTATTCTTATTTTATACATCTTTAAGATTTTTTTCTTTCATCTTTGAGATCCAAGGATCTTCTCCTTCAAGTACTTCAAGTTCTTGATCTTCATTCACTTTCTTTTTCATTTCCTCAGATTCTTTAATACTATGTTTCAACTCTTCTTTTCTGTTCTCGAAGAAAATTGTTTTATCGTCAATGTTTTCTTTATATTTCTTCATCATCGTGTTTAACTCTGTTTCAGCAAATTCTTGACATTCGATTGAGTCTGGATTCGGTGACCAAGGACACCAACAACCAACTTGAGCGATGTAAATTGAAAATTTGTTACTTTCTTTCTTTCGTAAATTTTCGCTTTTATGCTGTGCCTCTTGAATGGTATCAAATACACCTCTAACTTTCAAACCACGAATAGATGTTTGAAATTCATTCTTCTCGTAATATTCTTTTTCAAGATTATCAGATTGATCTTGACAATAATATTTGAAAGATTCAGAAACCTTTGTTTCATCAAAGAGAAAATCAAAGTTATCAGTCATAATTCTAATTTCATCTTTCTTTTCAGGGAATAACGTTTTCAATGTTTCGATGAATTCCTTATTTTTTTGAACGTAAGCTTTGGTATATTTTTCAAAAAAGAACGCCTCTTTTTGTTTAATTACATCTTCTGGACTTATAAATGATACACAAACGAAATTTTGTCCTCGAATAGGATCGTCTTGTTCTAAATAATCGACTTCTTTAGTAGAAATCATTATATATGTGTAATATTTGTATAAATGTTTAAGTAAAAATTTAAAAAATAAAATATTTTTTTTTCCTTAAATTTGTAAGATTTATTAAATTTTAATATTATTTATAAATAAATAATGACTTACTCATTTGATTTCATGGAAGTATTTGTCCGTATTCTCAAATATCTTATGGAAGGTTTAGTTGTAGCTACTGCTGCTTTCATGTTTCCCAATAAAAAATTAACAATGGATGATGTTGTTCTCATTGGTTTTGTGGCCGCGGCAACATTCAGTTTGTTAGATTTGTACAGTCCTAGTTTAGGTGTGAGTGCTAGATCCGGTGCTGGTTTAGGAATAGGTGCTAATCTTGTTGGATTTCCCACCATGAACAACATGCCTAATATAAGCCGACCTATGACTGGACCTTAAATACTTCTATAAAACTTCCAACCCAAATCAATACAAATTTTCTTCCATATTTCTTCTTGTTGATGTAATTTTTCTCTACTTTTAAGCAAAGGAAAATATTTCAAATATTCGTCTCTCTTTAAAATTTGAATAAATTTATGAATAACATACGAGTAGGATAAAAAGTTTTTTCGAACTAAAGGAGAATGCTTCAAAAATGGTACTTGAATTTCTTTAAACATATTTCTTAATTTTTCTTCTAATTCTTGAGTTAAGTTAGGATTGGGTATTCCTGTAATACGATTAAGTATATAAGGTATGTGTTCATAATATTTATTTATTTTAAGCTTCTTCAATATTTCTTTAACTTTTTGTCTATTGACTTCTTTAATGTTTGTTATTCTTTGTTTTTTCAACTCTAGCATTATTTTATCAAATATTTCTTCAGGAATATCAGTAGTTTCTTTACCTTGTATTTGATTCAACCATTCTTGATAATGATTAATTCGTTTGTAAGAGAAATAACTAATCTCTTTAGGTGGATCTTTATAAGACGGTTTTTCGTTATCTGTTAACAAGTGTTGTACTGAATTACACTTATTACAAATAGAGATGCTATCATTGTTGATTACTGTTTTATCAGTGGAACCACAATGATCACATTGTAACGCTATATTGTTATCGATGTTATCGTTAATATAATTCTTATCGGTAATTGATAGATATTCATCTAATAGGGAAGCTCTGTTATTATCATTAGGTATAATGTCATCTTTTTCGTTATTAGCTACAATAACATCTACGTGTTCATGAAAATATTCTAGAATTGATTTTTTTTTAGAATTATTGGAATTGGTTAAATGATTTGTAATGTTCATATTATTGTCTGAATTGTTTTCTACTAGGTCGTAATAATTGTATAAGATGTCAATTGTATTTGAATAATAATCTAATTCCGCTTTATTGGATACAATGTTTTGAATACATTTTTCTATTTCTTTGATTGCATCATTAAGTGAAACTATATTTATAAAGTCTTCGTCCGATTTGTCATTATTAGGTTTTGATTGAATAGATTCTATATCTTTCTTTAGGATATCTAAATTTTTGTATTTTTCATTCAAGTTCTCTCTATCTAAATCAAAAGACTCTATATTGTGTTTGTGACAAAAGTCTAACGTATTTGAAGTTTTTTTATAATTACAAGATCTCTTATAAACATTATTTTTCATCATATATTTATTATTATAGTAATGCGTAAAATTAAATTTTAAATATCTATAAATTTTTTTCTCATCTTATATTAAATAAAATATGGGAGGAGGTCTTATGCAATTGGTTGCCTACGGAGCACAAGATATTTACCTTTCAGGAAACCCACAAATTACTTTCTTCAAAGTTGTATACAGAAGACACACCAACTTCTCTATGGAATCTATCGAACAAACTTTCAACGGTTTCCCCGATTTCGGTAAGAAAGTGACTTGCCCCATCTCCAGAAACGGAGATTTGGTTCACAGAATCTACCTTCAAGCCGAACTTCCATCCGCCGGTGCCGCTTGGGCCGGTCACAAACTTATCAAGTCCGTTGAAGTTGAAATTGGTGGTCAAAGAATTGACAAACATTACGCTGACTGGCTTCATATCTGGAACGAACTTACCCAAACCGCCGGTCATTGGGATGGTTACAAACTTATGGTTAACGGTGGTGATGTCCTTGACGAACACACTTGCAATGTTGCTGTTGGTGGTGATGTTAAGGATCACATTGTCTTCGTTCCACTCCAGTTCTGGTTCTGCAGAAACCCCGGTCTCGCTTTACCTTTAATCGCTCTCCAATACCACGAAGTGAAGATTAACATTGAATTTGGTGATGTATCTGAAGTGTTAGCTTCCGGTACTGGTACTCTCGGTTCCGCTTCCCTCTATGTGGACTACATTTACCTTGACACTGATGAACGCAGAAGATTCGCCCAAGTATCTCACGAATACCTTATCGAACAACTCCAATTCACCGGTGATGAAACCGCCTCCTCCAAGATCAAACTCAACTTCAATCATCCATGCAAGGAACTTGTGTGGGTAGAAAAAGATGACAATGACTCCAGCGTCGGTGCCTATGTCACTTCTTACGATTCCGCGAAACTCCAACTTAACGGTCACGAACGTTTCACCGCCCGTGTGCCCCAATATTTCCAACTTGTACAACCATACCAACATCACGAACGTGTACCCACTATGGGTGTCGCTGGTTCCATGACCACCGGTGGTGTGAACGTATACTCTTTCGCTCTCAAACCCGAAGAACATCAACCATCTGGTACATGCAACATGTCCCGTATTGATAACGCTACCCTCAATCTTACCGGTGTAGACTCTAGCAATACCGTTAAGGTTTTCGCTGTGAACTATAATGTTCTTAGAGTGATGTCGGGCATGGGGGGACTTGCTTATAGTAACTAGGGTGGGTATAAATATTTACCATCTTACATTTTCTTTTTTCAAATTATCAATAATTTTACATAAACTAAAACTAATCTTTTTTAATAAAATATCATTTTTTAACATTTAAAAAAAATTGATATTTAATACGCTTTAAAACAAAATATATTATATACACAATCAACAATGTTCTCATATATTACAACTCATTCTTATGACAACAATGGATTTACTCAGAAAGTGTACGAAATTACAGATAATTCAAAATCTTATTGTATTATTGAATTGGAGACAACGTATATCATCATTGATAAACATTATCTTGACGATGTGATGAAATTTAACTGGAAAATTGATGAAAATGGAAACATAACAAATAACAAAAAAGTTCTTCCAAATTTCATAAAAAATTTAGAATCAAATTCTTTTGATATAAAAAAAACTTTAATACATATAAACGGTCATAAAAACGATAATCGTGTATCAAATCTTTCTACAAAAATAGAAACCACTGGACTTACAAGAAAAATAAGAAGTAATAGAAAACCACCAATAGTTGAACTAGTTGAGTTGGGAATCACAGATTATCCAAGACACATTCGTTTTGACACTTCACAAAAACGCTTTATAGTTGAAAAAACTCATCCTTTATTGAAAAATAAAAATATGAGAATTAATGGTACAAGAATAGACATTTCGTTAATTGAAAAATACTTTGAAATACTTCATATTGCATATTATGTAGATATAGATTTTATTCAATTAAATAATACAATTGACACTTGTGAAAAGTTCGATGGAAGAAATATATCTGAATTAAATATTTACATTGAGTTAGCAAATTGTTTGAACAACCATACCCAAAATACCACAATATCTTTAGAAGACGTATATGAAACCTTTTCGGATGTATCATCATTGTTTAAAACTCAAATAGATATATTGAACAATAAACCGGAATTACAACTAAAAGATCCAAATATTTTAGCCGAAGAAAAAGGTTTCGTATTAACTAGAAAACTGATGAGAAAACTTCCACCGAACATATATTTCACACCAGAAAGAAATGGTATTGGATGTTCTTTTGCTTATGACTTTACATCACCTGAAACAAAAGTAAGAAAATATATTCGATTCACGAAAGCTCTACATACACCATTAGAAAAGAAATATTTATCAGCATTAACATTTACACTTTGAATAATAATTAACAGGTGTGATACAGAATTTCCTTAATTAAAAAACATATTTATATTTTTAAAAAATCAATTATACAAATATAAATAAAAAATTGATTTTTTTTAAAACAGGTATTTTCCAATATATACATAAAGTATATAACAATCCATATATCCAATCAAACTTCGATAAAATATATATTGTTACATAATACAAACTAATCTATTACATTCAAAAATGTTTACCTTCGTGAAAACTCATACTTTTGAAAATCGCAGACATGTTGATAAGAATGGTTCGTTGTCTCAAACAGTGAATGAATTCACAAATGGTGAAGAATCCTATTGTAAATTAAACTTACTAGATAACAAATTCACAATATTTGATAGAAAATATATGGAAGACGTGATGAAATACAATTGGTATTATCATAAACATAATGGGTATATTATGCATGCTACAAGAATTGGAGAAGATGAATTAAATAATGCACAAGTTCATCTACATGCTTATATTATGAAGTTACAACCGGTAAATAATGTTACCGAACGACATGTAACTTCAGTGGACCACATTAATCGTCAAAAATATGACAATCGTGTTTCAAATCTTCGTATTGCAACAAATTCAGAACAAAATTACAACCAACGAATGCGATGTGATAGAAACAAGCCACTAGATGAACTAGTACAAGTTGGTATTGAAGAGAATGCTAGATTCATTCGTTTTGACAGTTCACAAGAACGTTTTGTTCTAGAACATCATCCTGCTATTCCTATGAAGAATAAAAAGAAAGTACAGAATGGAACTAGAAAAGGAAGTATTATTGAAAAATACTTTGAAATTCTTCACTTGGGTCATGACTTGGATAAACAACTTCAAGTATCAAAATCTAATGGAAGTATTTGTGTTAAGTTTGAAGAAAAACAAAAAGAGGAACTAGATAAATGTATTGAACTGATTAAAAGTTTCAACAAACACTATACACAAAATCAAATATCAATTGATGATGTTTACGATGAATTTAATAACACATCTTCTTATAAAAAACAAATTGACTTCTTATTGTGTAACGAAGAATTGGGATTGAAAGATCCAAACGTTCTACACGAAGAGAACGGATTTATTTTGACTAAAAAAATGTGTAAACCACTTAATAAACATATGTACTTTACGTCAGCAAAGAATAATAGAGGATGTTATTTCGAATACGATTTCAAAAATCCTGAGACTAACATTCGGCGTAGTAAAAGATTGTCATCATCAGTTAAAGTATCATTAGAAGATAAGTTTAAAGAAGCATTGGAATTTAATGAGGATACTCTCTTGTAAACTAGACTTAAACAATATATTAAAAATAACGCAATTATTATTAAATAAAACACAAAAATAACTTATTATTTATTTATTTTTTTACTTGAAAAAATACCAGTTTCTAGATGGAAAATAGTTTATTGAATTTTGAAAATTAAAGGTATAATACCACTCACCAGTCAAATCAATTGATACATTTTTTTTGTTTTCTCTAGCAAACTCGTC